ACGCACAGGGCTTCTTCGAGATCCTGGCTCCCGCGTTCGACACCACGGCCAACTGGACGCTGCTGACTGACGGCTCACGCCAGATGCTCACCGGCAACGCCAACGGCCAGCTGACCCCCGCCGGGGTCAACCACGCCAACGTGATCGCCGAGCTCATGGACGTCACCGGCACCGACAAGATCCTCATCCGTGGTAACCGTCTCGACCTGGCTACCACCGTGACCGTGGCGGGAGGTGCCTAAGTCATGACCACAGCACTGCCAGTAGCAGTCAACTCCGGCCTGGGACGGTTCTCCCGCTCCTCGGAGGACTACGCAGCCGAGATCGTCGCCAGCCAGCAGCGCATGGGCGGACGGGTCCTCTCGGCGGTGGAGAAGCAGGCCAAGCTCGCTCACATCCTGAGCGACAAGGTCGGCGGCATCCAGCGCCTGGGCCAGTCCATGATCGGCCCGATCCAGCTGCAGCTGCGGTACCAGGGCATCCTGCGTAACGTCCTGCTGGAAGACACCCTGACCCCAGGCGTGCCGATCCAGTACGACGTGCTGGACGACCTGGGCCAGGCCTACCAGATGCACGGCACCGAGGGCGAAGTGAAGATCACTCCGTTCGAGGGCAAGCGCATGGAGGTCGCGCTCTTCCGCATCGCTTCGTTCCCGCAGATCAAGAAGGAAGATCTGTACTACCTGCGCTCCAATATCGTGGAGTACACGCAGGACATGACGAAGCAGGCCATCATGCGGGCCGAGGACACGCGCCTCATCACCCTCATCGAGGCCGCAGCGGTGGACTACCGCGCAGTCGACGCGACGGCGAACCCGTCGACCGGCTCGCTGCCCAACGAGATCACCATCGCCGGACAGCACCTGATGCCCGACGATCTCTACACCGCCGTCACCTACACCGACCAGCGCCAGCTGGATTCGTCTCGCCTCCTGTGCAACCCGCAGGAGTACCGGGACTTCTACCGGTGGGACATCCAGACCACGGGCTGGGCGTTCAAGGACTCGGTGGTCGCGGGCGAGCGCATCGTCCAGTTCGGCGAGTTCCAGATCGGCAAGTCGATCATCATCCCGCGTGGCACGGTGTACCTGACCCCGGACCCCAACTTCCTGGGCGTCTTCCCGGTCATGTACTCGCTGGACGTCGAGGAAAACCCCATGGTGGAGCGCTTCCACAAGGGCTGGGTCATGGATGAGTTGGTCGGAATGGCGATCCTTAACCCGAGGGGCATCGTCATCCTTAGGAAGTCCTGATAACCGTAGACCCATACGGTATCTCTTCCTGAAGCTACAGGCAGGGGCCCTCTTCCGCAAGGGAGGGGGCCTTTGTCGCGTCATGGGGTATCCTTATGTTGTGAGCGAATGTGTGCAGTGTGGGAAAGAGTTCGAGCAGCCCAACAAGTACCGCGAGAGCAAGACCTGTTCTCGCGAATGTCGCTATGCGCTGTCTGCACGAAGCAATCGCCAGACCCAAGGCGCGCAGTACCTTGATCGGGAATGCCCTCAGTGCGGCAAGGCATTCGACGGCAAGACCACGCACTGTTCGCGCGAGTGTTCGAACAAGGCGCGCTCAGGCGACAAGCATCCGGCAGTGCTTGCCGCTCAAGAAGGTCGCAACAGGCCATGCAAGGTCTGCGGTGAGCCCACCCAACACAGTCAGCGCGATACTTGCCCGGATCACCGGCGTGGTTGGCAGAAACAGGAGCTGGCGACATGTCCGTGCGGGCAACCCGCCGCCAACATCCGGTCGAAGTATTGCTCGGACGAACACCGCAAGAAGTGGGGAAAGAAACCCCCGGCCAAGATGGTCACCAAAATCTGCCTCGGTTGCGGTGAAGAGTTCACCCGACCCCACTACTTCCCCGGGAAGCTCAAATACTGCTCCAACAAGTGCGCTCACACCGAGGTCAAGAAGGTGCGAGACAAGTACATCGCCGATCTCCCCGAAGGTGCGGTCGTCTTCAAATCGATGTGGGAGATCCGCTTCGTCGCCGCCTGTGCCCGCCTGGGCGTCGACTGGCGGCGCTACGACGGACCGGACGTCGAGACCTCTCAGGGCACCTACCGACCTGACTTCATTGTCGGACCCAACGATCTCATCATCGAAGTGAAGGGCTGGGAGGATCGCCCCGGCACCCCAGAGAAATTGCTCGAATCTGGGGTGCTGGTGATTGGTAAGACTCACCTGGAAGTGCTGGAGGGGTGCAGTTACGTCGACACCTTCTGGAGAGCCTTGGAGATGCTTCAGGCCGACACAGAAAGAGTGTGAGGGCAAAACCCCTGTTCGATCCCCTGCGCCGACGCACAAAGAGTGTGAGGCGCATTCAGACCGCGAGGGAACAGCACGCTCTGCGGATGATGTTCGTCGCCGATCTCGACGCCGCCGCAGCGGGCCTGGGCGTTGGTGGCGGCGACTCCTGCGATCCGACCACCCAGGACTGCTCGACCACCAACGGCGGGGACAAGGCGGCGACCCCGACAGTGAAAGCTGACGGACATGAGGGTGCTGGGACTGAGCCGACCCAGGGGTCGAATGCCGAGGGCTTTTACGACCGCAGGCCGACGCCGAGCGTCGGCGGGGGTAGCGCGGGGGCCATGAGCTCGCCGGGCGTCGGTGGGGCTGCTGGCGGGCCATCCAGCCCCATCCAGTACGACGTGGACGCAGGCGTGGAGCAGTGGCGTCAGAACGTCGAGATCGGGCTGGAGCGCAACGGTCTACCCACCTCGCTGGCCGACCAGGTGCTCTACCAGATGCAGACCGAGTCCTCGGGTAATCCCAACGCGATCAACAACTGGGACTCCAATGCCCAGAAGGGCACGCCGTCCGGCGGCCTACTGCAGACGATTGGACCCACCTACGACGCCTACAAGCTGCCCGGCGCGGGCAACGACATGTTCGATCCCCAGGACAACATCGACGCCGCCATCAACTACGCCCAGGAGCGCTACGGGCCCACGCTGATGAACGAGAACGGCGGCATGGGCTCAGGCCGGGGCTACTAGTCCTGTCACCCGGTCTGCGCCGACACAGAAGAGATGAAGCCACCGAGCCCAACCAGGAGATGTCATGGCCTACTACGCCAAGCTGTTCAACAACATCGGTTCGATCAGCGCGACGTACAAGAACGCTGACGGGGCCGACGAGACGGTCGTCATCAGGGGCGGCGGCGCGGTGACGCTCGTGCCCTTCCAGGTGCTTTCGCTGCCCGGCGTGGTGGCCGCGCACGTCGCAGGCAACCTGAAGGTCTACTCCGACCAGGCCGCCACCGCCGAGATCACCACGCTGCCCAACAGCACGGTCTCCCCGGCCACCACCACGGTGGCGGGCGTCGTGAAGCGGACCCCGGCCATCGCCGACCTGGCGGGCGGTGCGGATCTGCCGACCACGGTCACCAAGGTGAACGCTCTGCTGGCCGCACTGCGCACCGCTGGCCTCATCACTCCGTAATTCCCCTCCCTTCGAGCCTTCGGAAGGGGAGGAATGGCCGACATCCAGCGTCACGGCGGACCCTTCGGGCCAGCGCGGTTTCCCTACACATCGCCTGTCCCCGAGGGGCAGGAGCCGCGTCCCAGCGCGTTCGGTCCATGGGACGGCTATGGCGGGGCGATGGGGTTCATCGATTCCCAGGAACCGAGAACGCCGGACTACCAGGAGGCGGTCGACGCCGTCTCCGACACTCTGGAGCCCCGAGACTTCACCGACAAGCGGTTCGAGCAGGTCATCAAGGACATGGGCGCAGCCCATGGCATTCCTGCCGAAAACGCCTGGTGGGACGTCATGGACGACCCCGAGGGGCACGCCAAGGGCTGGATGGAGCTGCACGGCAATCCCGGGCAGATCCCCTACAACTGGGCATACAGCCAGGCTGCGCCCTTCAGCGACGGCTTCAATGAGCAGCAGCGCAACTATGAGCGTGTCAATGGCCCCCGCCCGTACGACTCCCTGGTCGACGGCCCCATAGACCCGTCGGACCTGCATCTTTATGTGGGTCGTGTGGCCGTCGAGCACGACATGGACATGGAGCGTCAGGTCTCCACTGCCAAGGCCCGCGCGAACGAAGCACGCCGACGCGGCGACGCCGAGCTTGCCGACTACATCGAGGGCTTGATCGAGGTCATGCAGGCCGACGCCGCTACAGGTCGACCCGAAGCGTTCAAGCAGACCTATTGGCCGATGGTCCAGGAGGAGTTCGGCGACGAGCGCGCGGGCGGGCCCAACGGCTACATCACCGGCGCGCACCCTCGCGCCCAGGAATACAAGGACTCCTTCCTCCCTCGCAACTGGGGCAGCACCCCCGAGGTCCCCGAAGAGCCGATGTACCGGCTCATGCCCGGATACCGTCCTGAGGTCGATGATCCGACGCCCCCGCCCTACGAACCCGACCGTGCCTTCGTTTACGACAGCCGGGAAGTCCTTCCGCCGGACATGCCGCACGACATCGCCGAACAGCGGTTCAGGGACCAACTGGAGTTCCAGCGCGCATTGCCTGAGTACGACGACATGAGCTGGGGCACCGATCTGGACTACGCCGACGACCTGCAGGACTTGCAGCGCCCGTCACGTGTGGCCTTCCAGGGCAGTCCCGGCGACGCCCCGGTGCCCGAAGTCGACTGGGGCCCGATGATGGACTCGGTCCGGGAGACGGGCGGCTACACCCTCGACGGCCCGGACTCCGGCTACATGATCAGTTTGCCGGGCACCGAAGAGCGTCGCCCCACGGAAAGCGTGTCCCCGCAGACCGAGGGCGACTACCTCAAGCGTCACTGGGACAAGCTGCTGGAAGACCCCGATCTGTCGCAGGGCGGGTGGGACTCCGGGGGCACCTTCTACACCGACCTCTCCCGTAACGACGAGGATCTGTATCGCACCATCGGTGACGCCGTAAGTACTGACCAGCTGGGCATCTATGACCTCAACCAGGGCCAGACGATCGACACCTACGACAACGACGACACCGATCGCGACGACTACAACCCGTTGATGGTCAGTCCTAGCCCCGTCGTCATGTTCGGCAGTCACCAGGGTGGCATGCCGCATCACCCGGGCAAGACCACCCAGGAACGCCGCGACATGTGGCATAACCTGGGCCGGAACATGCTCGCCGACGTCGATGTCAACGGCTTCGGCCATACTCCGGGCGAACAGTACATGCGCGATGCCTCCGGGCACAATGGATCCCATGTTCGTGAAGGCGCACACCGATTGGTCGCTGGAGGAGACCTGGCTTTCAGTCAGGCGTTGGCCGAACTACGAGGTGTCGAACAACGCCAGGGTGCGCAACGCCTACACGGGTCGCGTCTTGCGGGCCCAGCTACGCGGCAACCAGGGCAAGAAGTACCACTGCGTCACGCTGGGCAGGGTCTCGTACAAGATCGCGGAGTTGATGCTGGAAGCGTTTGTGGAGCCCAGACCGCCGGGACGACAGGCACTGCATCGGGACGACGATCAGCTCAACGACTGCCTGACCAATCTCTACTGGGGCACGCCGCAGGACAACGCCCTGGATCGGGAAGCCAACTGGATTCACGCCCGGTCGTAGGGCGCGACTTCCTGGCGCTGCTGCGTCAGGCCGGTCCGCTGCAGCCCGGCACCGACGATCTGGCCGCCTACGAGACCGAGCAGTTCCCCACGCCGCCCCGCTCGCTGGCCAAGCCCCGCAAGAAGCCGCCGACGCCCGAGCAGCGCCGGATGGACCGCAAGAAGTTGCGC